TAAAGTCACAGCCTTTTGCTTTGACCTTATCCCATTCGATGCTTCCGTTAAATTCGCTAACGTCTATTCCCTTAATAGGGAAATCATTAAACACTAGTCCCATTTATTTTCCTTTCGATATAGGCGTGATAATTATAATCATTTTTTACATGCCCTTAATAAATTCTATAACCGCTATGATAAGAGAAATACCGGAGATAATATAAGCAACTATGACAGATTTTTGCGATGCCTTACCTCGTAATTCCGCCCTTGATTCTTTTAGATCTTGAATATCATTAACGATAAGAGTATGCAACGAATTGAATTCTGTGCGAGGCATAAGAGTAGATTGCTGGTCTTTTAGCTGTGATCTAAACTCATTCATACCCTCTAATCGTTTTTCCATAGAACTGGCAGCAACGGTGGTCGCCTTTTCAAGCGCGTTTATCCTCGCATCAAAATATTCCTTGATAGACACTTCTTCTGTCATAATCCTCCTTACTGCGTATAAGCGTATGGCACATCTTGGTTAAAAAATGTAAGAGTGTCATATATGGGGGTATTTTACCGCATGAAATTACTCTTTTATGGTGTTCTACATAAACCACATCGGCGACAATCCGCTAGACGAGGTTTCCCTAACGGCAATACCAACCCCACCAGTGTAAAAAGCGGAGCTTGCCGTCCAGATAAAAGCGTCATTAATGCTTTCACTGGTTTGAACTCCAACAGATGTTTTCATGTTAGTAGTGTCATTAGCTTCTCCTAACTCGGAAGCCGGAGCAGTCCAATCCAAAGTGCCCGTTGTTGCAATTCCACAACTCATACCAACTAAGTAATCGCCAACGGCATTAGATATGTTTAATGTTCCGCCAGTCCCGGTATTTCTTCCGTCATCGTCGCTGCCGATGACATATCCTATAGTGAATGCTTTTGCCGTTGATGGTACTATTTTTACAACATACAGTCGTAATACTCTGTCAACCCCTTCGTCTATAGGTACAAGAGATATATTTACATCCCCGTTTTCGACTGCCACGTAAGGCGCGATTTTCATGTAGAAACCCGTGGCGCTATCATTGGATTTTATCTGCTTATCGTATCCGGTTATTTCATTTCCGTCAATATAAATTGCACCGGTTGTATATTCATAAGCAGCATTAAGATACCACTCCCAATAGGAACAAACCACAATCAAGTCACCCTTGTTGAGACTTACCACTACACTACCGCTGGTATAGTTTTGATTTTTGTCAAGCGAAATAGTTGCCATTAGCCCCCTCTTATGGTAGATTCTGGAAAGTCAAGCCAATATAAGCGCCCTTGACGCCGGTGCCGCAAAGAGCGGAACCTGCGCTAAGAACCCAAACCTTCCACCCAGTATATACGGTTTGATAGGCGGGAGTTACAGCAGCCGGAACACTTCCTGTCCCGCTGCCGTTGTAAAAGCTGCCTTCGCCAATAACGGGGTTTACGGTTAACATTGTTTGACTGCCACTGGATGACTGCTCATTGCCCGACTTGACCAAAAAACTTGGGCTTCCGCTGGTACTGGAGGCACTACAATAGGCATCAACTGCAACGAGTTTCCAGGCGTTCATATTGGCGGGAATCGGCACGTAATTGCTCTCGGTTCCGACCAAAGAATCACTAGACACACCATTAAGAGGAACAACTACCATTCTTTGACCGTAATCACTATGAGCTAAAGCACTTGCTGAAACCGTATCGCTGTTATCAACCCCCGCAGTTACCGTAGATGCACTCGCTATGGTGGCACTCACAGTATTAGTTATTGTAACCGTAGAAGCACTGGCGCTTTGAACAATGCTGATTCCCGCGCCTTCAGTTAGTAACCATTCATTTGTCAGTGCGGAATTCAATGCCAGTACGACATAACTTCCTGATTTTACACCCGCTGCAAACGCATCTATTTTTTGCATATTGGAACCACTATCTGAACCCGATGTGGTTTCAACATAAGCAGAAAATAATGAACTGGCGTCAGTAACCGCGCTATATGTCGTCAAACCCAAACTACTAGTAGATGTTGTCATTTGTTATTCCTTTACAATTAATGTTCATGCTATTCATATCCCCATTCAAGTACCACCTGTAGTCCTTGTGCTTTTGTAGTGGATTCCCCAGTTACATATATCTTAATCTGATCGTCTGTGGCGATGTCGTCGTATGATGTATCAACTGTACCTACGGTTCCCGCGGTGTCACCACTTGCAATACTAATTGCCAGATTCAATGCATCGTTACTGGGAAACTGCGTCATATTTCTGACCTGGATGGTGGTGGGGTTCGTTGTTCCCGCAGTGTTAACAAATGCCTGCGCCCGTTTTAAAACCAAACCATTCAACTCGGATGGCGCTCGAAAATAGAAAATTCCAGTTGTGGTATCAACATCTGTAGTAGATCCTACGATTTGAATGACTGCGGAGTGATTGTTACTGGCTTTAGTTTCAACAGCAACCAGAGACGCGCTGATATCGGTAAGACTGGCGCTTGTGTGTCCGGCAAAAGTATCAATAATGCCGACGTTGGAAGTCGCAGTACTTCCAGATATTTGGTCAATAAATTCATATATTAGTACCGATGACGCATCTGTCACCGTACTATACGTTGTTAATCCTAGATTAGTAGTAATTCCCATTTATATCACTCCTTTATGTGCCTATCTGGGGAATAAATGTTATAAATCCTTGCCCCATGCGAAATTCGTAACCGGGGTTACTTACGATTACGGGTTGCTGCACATATTTTCCCGAAAGGCCGCTGGTGTCTGTGCTGTACAAATAGACAATAAATCTGTTTTTTGCCACCACGTCGGTTTGAAATACGCCTGATTTTGTCAGGGTTACGGTGCTGGGCTGTCCATATGGGCACAACAGCCAGGTATAAGTAAAACCGCTTATATCCACGGCATTACCATCGGCATCAAATACATCGAACGGCAATTCTATGTATGTTCCGGCGATATAAGATTGCTCCAGCAACGAGTTGATTGAAAGATTGGCAAATGTGTTTGTCGTCATTTATTCTCCTTTGAGATTTTTTTCATATAGTTATCCCACATATATCACCGACAATTCATTCAATGTTTCTGGAGCCATTTCACCCAAGGTTGAAGCGCTGTGATTTCCAAGTGTTAGTCCCAGATAATAATTAGATATGGTGATTTCATTATATTCATCTATGCCAGTAGACAAATGAGAGTTGCTATTAACCGTGAGGCTAAAAATATATGGCGGATTATGATAATCCGTACTTACACCTACGTCTTCAAGACTTGAACCCGAAACATCGGAAATATAAGATCCTGAAAATAAAGATAGATATGCACCGCTTTGATACGCATATAAGGTTAAGCGCATAGGACTGGCAGAAGTAATATAGGTAAGACTTATTGGATTAGTCATCATGTCCTTCCTATTCCTGCTGTTATATTGATAATTCCCTGTCCTAACTCATAATTATATCCACCAATACCGCTTATAAGTGTTGCCCTCTGCATATATTTTCCCGCTAAATTAATCGTATCGGTACTCAGTAGAGACACAACTCCGTATCCGTCGTAACAACTTGCTGATTTAGATAGCACAATATATTCTGGGCAATTATAGGGATAAAGAACCCAAGATAACGACAGCGCAGATATATCAATAGCCGCACATGCTGAAGTAAACGTATAGAAGTAAAGTTCTTTGTAAGAACCCGCGATAAAATTAACCTCGGTCAATGCGTTAACCACGACATTAGTAAAAGTATTCATTAGTTTTATCCATCCTTTTCTAATTGATCAAGTATTGTCCGGTTAAATATATCTTGGTTGTAGCAGCACCTAAAGCACTTGCAACAATAGGGGCTAAAGCCACAGCCGTTCCTTCTTTATATAAATTCATGACGTTACTATTGGCTGCCATTAAACCACAAACACTATAGTATCCTGCGCTCAACGTAATGTTTTCATATGTAATGCTAAAAGCAGAAGAAAGATTTGTTAAATTCTTATGAAGAACAGGCATCATTATTGCCACAGCGTTAGTAGTAGTGCCACTTACTCCGCTTAAAAACAGCGATAATTCAAAGAATAAAGATCTGCCGATAATGGCATAACTTCCTACCTGATAATTATAGGTAAAAGTAGCATCAGTAGAAACAAGATAAGGTGTAAAAGCAGTAGGAGCTAAATACATTGCACCGACATCTGCTATCGAAGTTCCTGCAACACCGGCGAATACCGCGATATTACTACTGCCGGAGGTAGTTGTAGAAACAACGAGATTACTTCCGCCTCCGATTACAGAGTTGTAAGAACTGCTTACGCTATTCCATTTTTGCGAATTAAACTTGGTTGTGATTCCCGCATCTATGGCTTCTCCCTGCATATCTCCATATTGGAACTGGCTGTCGTCCAATCTCAAGCGATTGCTCAGAATCAGTCGAAATTGCGTTGGATCGTCGTAACTAAAATCTATTCCCAAAAGAGCAGCCACAGTTGTTACCGTAGGACTTAATTCTATTGTAATCGTACAGCCCAAAGATGTTTGTGCTATAAAGGGTTCGAAATCTTTAATGAATAGAAAATTAGCGCTATCAATGTCAAAACTATATCTGGGCTGAGAAAGTTTTACCAAGACGGTTTCAGCGAGATCGTATAGTTCCTGAGACACATTTTGCACATCAACTTCACTCATCAAACTCGTCTGAATAAATGTTGTATTAGTATATGTGCTTCCTATTATAAAGTTATTCAAACTAGATAGCTGTGACGCCGTGAAATTATTTTCAAAGAGAAGGCTGGTATTAATGGCGGATAGTTGTGCGTTAATAGCCGCAATAACTCCTTCTTCTGTTGCAATTTCAACTTCTTTTGCAGTAATTTCATCTTCTACTACTACTATGCTGCCACTGATTTCCGTGATATCCAGACCCTGTTGAACCCTTGCGTCTTTTACAACAACCAGTGCCGACAATTCTCCCTCTAATGTAACCAAGTCGGATTCCAGCGTGATCAGATTGGTGTTTTCTACGCGCAAACCCGTTAGTAGACCGGCATAAACCGGTTGTTCTTCATCAACTTTATCTTCCCAAACATCTAAGGCGTCAATCAGCGATTGCGACATCCATCTGGTGTCTTTATAATAATCGAAATTATATATTGTGTTTGTACCAATCGGGTTTACTAAATTGATTGCCATGTCTTCACCGCCCAAAACATTAAGGGCAGTTACTAATTCATCAGTTGATTCATCCTTTGTAAAACTATTCATGAGATTATCAAAAGATATGAATATATCTGTTGGCGTTGTGGCGTTATCTGCGGTTTTCACTCTTACTGTTTTGGCTATGGTATCAAATACAAATATGCATTGAAATGTTTGACTGACATCGTTTATCATAAAGTCATATAGAGTTTTATCTGTGACGTCAAAACTACGTGTTATATTAGTCAAAGTAGGATCAACATAAACAAGAGTCCATCCGGGAATATACGACATCAATTCCGTCATAAGATTCGTTGTTGTAACCCCTGAACCACTTAAGACGCTATTAAATGTATACGTGCCACTGAATAAACTCAATTTCTTATAGGATAAAATAACTTCCATGGATTGACACGTTATTTTCTTTTGTTCAACACCGCCGTTATTATCTATTTTGACATCTGTGATCATAAAATTAGCTACACCTTCTACAAAAACAAGGCGTCGATATTCGAGGCTGTCGTAATAATCGGTAGTAACTCCGTCTACTTGAGAAGGAGCGGTAAAGGTAAGCGTGGAAAGAGTGTTATAGCGTAGTTCCAAATTCCGGTCAAAAATGGTGCCGAGGTTATAAAGCACGGTTTCATCAGGATTGCATAATGTAAACGTAGGAATTTCCACCTGGTTGTAGACATCGAATGATGTAATTGCCATATTATACTCCTACGCCACTTGCAAATACAGCGTCTATTGTAAATTCGGTGAAATATCCGCTGACGGTTAAAACATTTAGTCCCTGTACGGTTCTAAAAAATTTCTGATTGAATTTATCCATACGCAGTGCTCCGGTACTGGACGTGATAATGCCTTTGTCATTATCTACAGTTATCTGTTCCAACGGAGTTAAGCCATCGAATCGAAACTCCCTGTTGTCGTCATCGGCATTAATCAATGAAAAATAATTTGTGCTGCTTCCACTGGTATCCATCGTAAATGTAATTACGGGGCGATTATATCCGCCATACGAACTCGCGTTGAAATAATCAAAGGTTTCCGTATTTAATCCGTTGGAATAAGTTTTAGTTATAGTGGGCGGATATGTTATTGCCCAAGGTCTATCACATTTAGCATGTAATGTAAGGGCATAATTTAAATTACCAACATATAAATGTGTTGATCGTGATAATATTACGTTATAAACAACATCTGGAATGTCTCCTTGCACAATTCTCAGCGGCATATATGTTGATTTTCCCAGCAACCAGCTTTCAATTGCGTGGCGACTGTTTCCGTCGATATGAGAAAAACTACCCACGGTGAAATCAAATTCCAGAGAACTTTGATAATATCTTCCGTAAAAATAAGGCGATTCGCGTCGATACAACCACTGCTCGTAAATGCTGGCGTCACCACCGGCACTACCACCCACAAGACCGGAGGAATCAAAGTTAAATATTCTCAAGTCATAGAGTTCACTGGGAATACCATTGAAGACAAAACTATCTCCGTAAAAACTCATTATTTTCCTCCAATCTTATGTTTTCATAATATAAAATAATTTCACATATGGCGGCAAACTGCTGGAAGACTCAGACTGCCCCACAGTATGTACATGGGCGTTGCCACTAGCGGCGGTTCCACTATAGGAATGGCTATGCACCGTCGACTTCCTGTAAGTACCAGCGGCTCCAGACCCTTGACTTGTTCCGCCGGTATTGCTATTGGTGCTACCGCTTAAACTGTGGCTGTGTTCGCCGGCAGACGCCAATGACGGGGCAGTAGAATGTACATGCGTATTGCTCCCCGAAGTCGTACCGACTTCACCATCGCTGCTGGCGCCCATAACAAAGTGGGATCGCAAGTCCGGTGTGCTGTTACTGCCATCGCATAAAACCCACCCAGAAGGTATACTTCCTGATGTTCCGTACCAAATTGTGATTACCCCAGTTGGAGTCGCCATCTATGCCACCTTCATTATATAATATAATAATATATAGGGAGGTAATCCGCTCGATGATGCCAGAGATGTGGAGTGGCTATGTCCGACTGCACTGACAATTGTCGTCGAACTTCCGTGATTGTGATCCCCTGCCGCATATTTGTTTGCCCCACCTAGCGTACTTGTTCCGCTATCTGTTCCAATGCTTGAAGTCGCACTATGATCATGGTTGGCATTGGTTGAAGACCCTGCCCCCACATGAGTATGGGTTGTTGCACTTGCTGAAGTCGGCGTATCGCTGTCATCGTATTTGCCGTAAACAAACATACCCCTCAAGTCCGGTGTGCTGTTGCTACCATCGCATATCTGCCAGTTTTCGGGAATACTGATGCCCTGCCAAACTACAATTTGACCTACTGCCGTCGTCATGATATCCTCTTTATCCAATACAATAATCGGTGCAAAGGAAGAGACGATCCCAAAGAAGAAACTCCCGAAGACGCATGGGCGTGATCAACGGACTGGCTCGTACTACCATTATTGACGGTGTGGCTGTGTCCTTGTACAGCATATGCGGTGCCAGTCCCACTACCGTAATTATAATAGCCATTTGAGGTTACAGAAATACTATAACTATGACTATGGCCTCCATTCAACCCGGAGGTATTACCTGAATGCAAGTGTGTAGCGCTACCAGAAGTTGTTAGAAGTTCACCGCTGTTTGCAGCACCCCGCACAAATTTTCCCATTAGGTTCGGAACACCGCCACTGCCATTACATAGTTGATAACCGGAAGGCACGGCACTCGCGCTACCATACCATAAAACGATAGATCCAACAAGGATACCTGTGTTTAAATTTTGATCACCGGTATTATTTATAACTATCATATTGTCGCTGCCTTTCATTTAAAATTCCGTCGAAAATGTTATAAGTAAAAGGGGTTGGAATTTTATTCCCAACCCCGTGATTACTATAAACTATATGTAAGCGCATTAGCCCTTTTACCTCTTTGATTACTGGCGGAATTCAAAACATCAAATACCGCAGTTTTTATATCGCCTAATGCGACTTTATCCAGATTTCCTGCTACGGATATGCTGATATCCCCCACGGTAATACCGGCAGAAGATGCTCCAGAATTGGCAACTCCAATTCCCATATTTGGTATTCTCGCGCCTCTAGCAAGTTGCTGCTGCTGTTGCTTATTAAATATCATAAACATTTCGCCGCTTTCAGCCATAAGGGGGAAGCTATCATTGGGATGCCCGTCGGGGATGATACCCATACCACCTTTGGAAAATCCCTCCTCGATAAGTGAATTGTTGGATACTGCTCCACCGGAGCCATAAATAAATCCTCCAGATCCACTACCGCTTCCTCCGCCTGTTTGCCCAGGTCTTGGCGGTAGCGGGAGCGACGAGCTAGATGAAGTTCCACCACCGCCGCTATAACCACCTCCGCCACCACTTTGGTTGTTCATATCCTGAAGGGCTTCGATGACGTCGCGGATGGCTTCAATCATTGCGTTGAAACCTTCTATTAGGCGATCAATTCCTGCTAACTGATTATTAATCCATTCTTCATAAGCAGCGTATTCGGCATCGAGGGCTTCCATTTGAATGTCGTAGGTTCTATCGGCTTGTAATTCCGCGATTTCTTCGGCTTTTTCCGCACGGAGTTCTTCCAACTCCAATCGTTTTCGATTGGCTTCTTGGCTGTTATCAAATTGAAGCGCTAGGAGTTCGTTGTCGATATCTACTAATTCTTTATTCTTATCTTCTAACGCTTTCTGATAATCATCTTCTTCTTTAGCCAGACGCAATTTTTCTTTTTGCGCATCTATGATATCTTTATAGGCTTTCAGAAGATCTTTCAGTGCATCTTGTTGATCATGAAGAGCGTCTATTTGCTCATTTATTGCGTCTATTTCTGCTTCTTGCGCATCTACGTTTACCTGTTGACTTGCTGCTGCACCGCCGCCGCTAAAACCGCCGCCAGAAAACGAGGGTAAAGCAACCGACATTGGTGTTTGTTCTAAAAGCGAGGCAATAGCAGCAAGAGCCTGCCATTTTTTCCAC